AAAAAACTGCGTGCCGAAAATCTTCCATTTTTGAAACGATATAAGCCGCCTAGCAAGGATGCAGGGCGCATAACTAACTCGTCCGGACCTCAACCTACTGGCAAAAAATTTGAGGCCCTCAAAACGGAAAAAATAAATTATATCGTTTCACCCAATAGGGACTTTTTGGCGGTATAATAGGAAACATGGATACCTGCCAAACCTGCGGCGCCACCTTCGAGGCCCCCCTGAAACCGGGCCGCCGCCCGCGATTCTGCACCCCAAAATGCCGACTAAAAAACCACCGCCTCGTAAAAAAATACGGGATACCCGGTGAAATGGCGGCTCAAAAAAGATGGGTGAAATGCCAGGGTAAACGGCCCATCCAAACCAATGGCCGGGCCGCATCAACCACCAAGCCGAGCACCTGGACCACAATCAGCCAAGTGGCCGCCTCTACGGCGGGCGACGGATACGGCTACATGCTCGGCGGTGGCATCGGCTGCATCGACCTAGACCACTGCATCTACGCCGACGGCACCCTCACGGCGCTCGCGGCCTCTATCCTGGCTGCCTGCCCAGACACGTATATCGAAGTGTCCGCATCTGGGGCAGGCCTACATATTTTCGGTATGATCAGTGAGGGTCCGGGCTGGAAGCGTGGCGGTGTAGAGGTCTATAGCCGTGAGCGTTTTATCCGCATGACCGGGAAGCGATTCGAGCGGCCAGGGCGAGGCCCGGCCCCAATACTGCTGGCTAACCTGGATGAACTCGCCGCCCAGCTACGCGACGGGAGGATGATGAGGGAGTGACTAAAAAAAACCCGGCCCCGCGCGGGCTGAGCGAAAAAGGCAATAAGCTCTGGAATCGAGTGGTCGAAGAGTATGAGCTGCGGCCCGATGAGCTACGTACCCTAGAGGCTGCCTGCCGCGCATCCGATCTGGTAGACCGCATGTGGGCTGAAGGTAAGACAGCCGAGCTGGTGACGGTCGGCTCTATGGGCCAGGCGGTCCTACACCCAATTTTTCCTGAGCTGCGCCAACAGCAAGCTGCCCTAGTATCACTGCTGAAATCGCTACGGCTGGCTGATGTGGCTGATGAGGATGGGGCGGCGGTCGGCTCCCCTGTAGGGGATAGTCGGTCTACGGCTGCGCGGGCTGCGGCTAAAGCGAAATGGAATAAATCCTATGGCGCGCCTGCGTAAAAAAGCCGGTGTGACGCTGCTACATGCGTATGAGGCTGAGTATCGCGAAATAAAAGACTGGTACCGGTGGCGGCTAGACCACACACCCGCCCCTAAGTGGGGTAGGTGGGAGCCTGTATGTATCGGCCCTACCTGGAAAACCGATAAAGACGGTCACTGGCTGCTACCCGAAAATACCCTGGGCTGGGATGTGCTCGCCTGGTGCGGGAAATGGCTAAAAAATCCCGACACCCAAGAGCCCTGGACGTTCACCATGGAGCAAGCCAGGTTTATTTTGCACTGGTTTGAGATCAACCATAAAGGCAAATTTGTATACACAAAGGGAGTTTTTCAGCGCCTCAAAGGCTGGGGTAAAGACCCCATGGCCACAGCCCTGTGCCTAAATGCGCTGGTGGGGCCGTCGCGGCCTGCACTAAAAAACGGCATCTGGGTGGGCGAGCCAGAACCCAATGCCATGGTGGAGGCGTGCGCGGTATCGCAGGATCAGACCAAAAACACCATGGACCTAGTGCCGGGCCTACTGACCGCTGAGGCTAAAAGTTGGTACGGCATCCAGCCCAACACGCTGGCCGTACATGCCATGGGTGGTACTAGGAAAATGCTCGCCACCACATCAAACCCAAAAGCCATTGAAGGCCATAGGCCGTCCCTAGTGATACGTAACGAAACGCAAAACTGGGTAGCCAATAATAACGGCCTGGAAATGGCTAAAGTAATTAACGGCAATATCTCTAAAACCACTAAAGCGCGTCAAGCGCGCATCCTAGACATTTGCAATGCCTATGTGGACGGACTGGGCTCGCACGCACAATCAATGCGTGAGGGCTGGGAGAGCACTCAGGGCGCTAATCCAGATCAGGAATTTTTTGGACTGCTCTACGACTCTCTAGAGGCCCCGCCCGAGGCTCCCCTCACCCCAGAGGAAGCGCCTGACGTGATCCGGGCAGTGCGTGGTGATTCCACCTGGCTGGATATTGAGCGCATCGTGCAAGACATCATGGACCCCACCAACCCCCCGAGCGAATCGCGTCGCAAATGGTACAACCAGGTGCAAAGCGAAGAGGACGCCTGGGTGACGGCCACCGAGTGGGACCGCTGCAAAGACGCCACGCTGCTACTGGATCAGGGCGACGAAATCGCGATTTTTTTCGACGGCGGTAAATCAGATGACGCTACCGCCGCCGTCGCCTGCCGCATCACCGACGGAGCAGTTTTCACAGTGGGCATGTGGCAGCGCCCCCCCGAGGTACGCGCCCGCACCTGGGTAGCACCCCGCACCAAAATTGACGACACAATCCGCCGCTGGCTCGATGAATACAACGTAGTAGCGCTCTGGTGCGACCCCTCCCACGCCCGGGATGACGAAACCATGGAGCTATTCTGGCATGGCATCGTTGACGGCTGGCACCGCGACTACAGCAGCCAGCTACGCCTATGGGCCAGGCAGGGCCGCGACGGCCACGCCACCATGTGGGACATGTCCGACCCCAAACACTCAAAAGATTTTGTCGAGGCAGTAGGGCGCACCACGGCTGAAATAGCTGACGCGCAGCTACTGCATGACGGCGAGGTTAGGCTCCGTAACCACGTGCTGAACTGCCGCCGTGTCCCCACTAAATGGGGTATGTCTGTGGCCAAAAACCACCGTGAGGCCCGCCGGAAAATCGACCTCGCCGTCGCCATGATCGGCGCACGACACATGCGACGAATCTACATGAACAGCCGCAGGCGCTCGCGGCGCGGCAGCGGGCAGGTATGGTAGTAAGTATGGACGAAAAGCAACTGCAAAAAATCATTGATCAGGCGTCCATGCCTAATCAGGATATCGCCCTAGCGGACAAGCTCATGAAGCTAGGCAGTGAGTATAGCGAAGAGAACATCATCTATACCGGCAGGGCCTATGACAAGGAGAGCGAGAAGCGCCGCCTGCGCGCGATCTCATCCACTCCAATTGTGCGGCTGCTGGTGGAACAGACAGCGCAGCAGATGGTGGCAGACGGTGTATCCTCCCAAAAATCGCCTGATACCCGCTCCCTATGGGAGCCGTGGGAGAAAAATGGGCTCCCCTCCGCCCAAACAGCCCTATACGCTGCTGCCCTCACCTACGGCGAGGCATACGCGGTAGTGCTCCCAGCCGTAGGCACCCCACTCACCCACGATGAGTCATACGCGATGGTAGTCCCGGGCCTAGATGCTCCCCAGGCGTCTATCCGCTGCTACTCACCGAAAATGGTTACGGTCCACTATGAGGATATGGCGGGTGATGAGTGGCCACAGTGGGCAGCGATCTGTCTGGGTGACCGTTACAAAATTCTCACGTCCGACATGGTCTATGATGTCGCCCTCGACAAGGGCCGCATCGCCTCGATCAGTGCCACCCCCCATAGTGTGGGTGTCTGCCCCGTGATCCGCTACGCCCCCAACGCCGATTTGGAGGGCGTTAGTGTCGGCGAGCCGATCCGGTGGCGCGTCCCCGCCGAGCGATTCGCGAAAACCGTGTCAGACCGACTCCTAGCGCAACACTATAATTCATGGAAGGTACGCACCGTGACTGGCCTTGACCGGCCAGAAACCGATTCTGAGGCCCTGGAACAAAAAGCCAAGCTTTCAAACGATACGATCCTAACCGGCGGCGAAGGGGTGCAATTTGGCACCCTAGACGAAACCCCGCTAGACGGTTTTTTGAAGGCCGAGGCCGCCGACCTCGCCACAATCGCCGCACTAGCCCAAAAACCCGTGTGGGCGCTCTCCGGCAGTCAGCTAGTGAACCTATCTGCCGACGCTATCGCCGAGGCCCGCAGCTCCGAGCGGCAAAAAATCCAGGCCCTACAGCGCGCACTAGGCCGCAGCCACTGCCAGCTACTCCGCCTCGCCGCCCACATTGAGGGCCGCCACGCCGACGCCGCCGATTTCTCCCTACGCATCACCTGGCAAGACACTGAGGCTAGGTCCCTCTCCCAGTCCGCCGACGCACTAGGCAAAATCGCCTCCCAACTGCAGGTGCCCGCACAAAAACTCTGGGACATGATCCCAGGCGTATCAAAAGATACGGCGGACCAGTGGCGCGAATATGCCGACACCCACCCCACATCCGAGGCTGCGCTCGCGGACTATCTGCGATCTACCACGCTGACTGATACGGGCAGTGATGGCCAGAACTGAGGCGGCCCGCCGCCTGACGCAAGAGCATAAAATATCGCAGGCCCGCCTGGCTGACGCGGCGGGCCAAGCCGTAATTGAGCGACTAGCCAAACTGCTAGACCCAAAAAATGTTGACGGCACTCGGGGCCGCTGGCTAGCCGAGGCGACAGCGATAGTACATGCCGCATCGCAGGCCAGCGCCTCCGAAACCGAGCACTACCTAGAGCTATACGCAGAAAAAGAAGGTAGACCGCTACGGATCGTGCTAGATCGGCCCACCCCGGCAGCAATCGCGCGCAGCCTGGATATCTCAGGCCCCATAACTTTTAAAAGCGCAATCAAAAAAGGCGCAGAAGAGGCGCGCGCCCTGGCTATCGCGCGCACCAGGGCGGGAGGCGCTGCCCAGCGCGCTGTGCGAGATACAGGCCGACGCTCAGTAATAAAAACAGCCAGCGCCTCCCACGCCCGCTGGCGGCGCGTCACAGACGGGCACCCATGCGCATTTTGTGCGATGCTCGCCGCTCGCGGCCCCGTCTATAGTGAAGATTCGGTAGATTTCATAGCCCACGGCCACTGCGGCTGCGACGCCGAGGCATGCTTTGAGACCCCCGCCCAGTGGCTAGATGAGTATGCAACAGACGCCGAGGTGGCCTGGGTAAACGCTTACCACGACGCAGCAGAGGTGGCCAGCGCTCGCGGCCAGGCGCGCGTAGCGCCCGTGATCAAAGAAAATCGCCGACAAGACACAATTTTGTTTCGTATGCGCAGGCTACACCCTGAACTTTTTAGTGATGGCGTGTACTAGTAAAAAACATTTTGCCGTATGATAGTAAAAACAATTCCGCCGTATAAGGAGAAAAATGGC